TGAGGATAGTATGTTAAACAAACTAATCATGAAAAAATTACCATCGGACACAGTAACGATGTTACAATTAAAAAATCAAATTAGAAAAATGATTGCTGATGGGGTTAAGGTTGATATGGTTGTTTTGGATTACATTGATTGTGTTGTTCCTGATAAGAATTTGGGTGACGAATGGAAAAGTGAAGGATCGGTTATGAGGGGATTTGAGGCCATGTGTCACGAACTTAATTTAGTGGGATGGACAGCAACTCAAGGTAATAGACAATCTATTTCGTCTGAAGTAGTAACAACAGATCAAATGGGTGGATCGATTAAGAAAGCACAAGTTGGGCACGTTATTATAACTGTAGCCAAGACTCTACAACAAAAAGAGTTAAAGTTGGCAACAATAGCGATAACAAAATCAAGAATTGGTGATGATGGAGTTGTATTTGAGAATTGTAAATTTGATAACGCAATGATAGATATCGACACCGAAAGTTCTATGACATTTTTAGGGATGGAAGAACAAAAAGAAGAAAGAAATAAAAATAGAGTTAGAGAACTCCTATCTAAGAGAAAAGAAAAAGAAACTCAACCACAAAACAATTAACAAATAAATTTAAATAAAATGGATATTTCGCAAAAAATATTAAGTGACATTACTGTCTTTATGAAATACGCTAAGTTTCAACCCGAAAAAAATCGTAGAGAAACTTGGAAAGAGTTGGTGACTCGTAACAAAGAAATGCACCAAAAAAAATACCCTAAAATTACAAGTGAAATCGAAGAGGTGTATAAAATGGTATACGATAAAAAAGTATTACCATCAATGAGATCTTTACAGTTTGGTGGTAAATCAATTGAAATTTCACCAAACAGAGTTTACAACTGTGCTTATATGCCAATTGACCATGTTGACTCTTTTTCTGAAACAATGTTTTTACTTTTAGGTGGAACAGGAGTTGGTTATTCAGTTCAAAAACATCACGTTGAAAAATTACCCGATCTTAAAAAACCAAATAAAGAAAGAACAAGACGATACCTAATTGGTGACTCTATTGAAGGATGGGCAGACGCTATTAAAGTATTAATGGAATCTTATTTGGGATACAAATCGTCAACACCTATATTTGATTTTTCAGATATTAGACAAAAGGGGGCAATGCTTGTTACATCGGGAGGAAAGGCGCCAGGACCACAACCATTGAAAGATTGTATTCATAATATTACAAAAGTTTTGGATAACAAAAAAGATGGTGAAAAATTAACACCAATTGAGACTCACGATATTGTATGTCATATTGCAGATGCGGTATTGGCAGGAGGTATTAGAAGAGCGGCACTTATTTCATTATTTTCAGCTGACGATGAAGAAATGATTTCTTGTAAATCAGGAAGTTGGTGGGAACAAAACGCACAAAGAGGTAGAGCAAATAACTCAGCGGTACTACTTAGACACAAAATCACTAAAGAATTCTTTATGGGTTTATGGAAACGTATTGAGTTATCAGGAGCAGGAGAACCGGGAATTTATTTATCTAACGATAAAGATTGGGGAACTAACCCTTGTTGTGAAATCGCACTTAGACCGTTCCAATTCTGTAACTTGTGTGAGGTTAACGCTTCAGATATTGAGTCACAAGAGGACTTTGAAAATAGAGTTAAAGCGGCATCATTCATTGGAACACTACAAGCTGGATATACAGACTTCCATTATTTAAGAGATATTTGGAAAAGAACTACCGAAAAAGACGCACTTATTGGTGTTGGAATGACAGGTATTGGTTCAGGAGTTGTTTTAGGTTATGACATGAAAAAAGCCGCAAAGATGGTTAAAGAAGAAAACGAAAGAGTTGCAAATCTTATTGGTATTAATAAATCGGCAAGAACAACAACCGTTAAACCATCTGGTACTTCATCATTAGTTTTGGGAACATCATCAGGAATTCATGCTTGGCATAATGATTATTATCTAAGAAGAATCCGTGTTGGTAAGAATGAATCAATCTATTCTTACTTGGCAAATAATCACCCTGAATTAATTGAAGATGAATTTTTCCGTCCTCACGATACTGCGGTAATTGCTATTCCACAAAAAGCACCAGAAGGGTCTATTGTTAGACACGAATCTGTTTTTCAAATGTTAGAAAGAGTTAAAAAAGTGTCTCAAGAATGGATTAAACCAGGACATAGAAACGGACAGAATACACACAATGTATCTGCAACAATTTCAGTTAAAGAGGATGAATGGGATTTAGTTGGTGATTGGATGTGGAATAATAGAGATTTCTATAACGGACTATCAGTATTACCCTACAACGGAGGAACTTACACACAAGCTCCTTTTGAAGATTGTACGAAAGAAGATTTTGAAAGATTGGTTAAAACATTGTCAGATGTTGATCTTACAAAAGTTATTGAGTTACAAGATAATACAGACCTTAGAGGTGAAGCCGCTTGTGCTGGTGGAGCCTGTGAAATAGTATAATAAAATTAAAATGACAGTAAGAGCATCTAAAGATTGGATACAACAGTTATATGTTCAGGAGACAACAAAAAAATCTCCTGAACCTGACTTTTATAAGAACAAAGACGGTAATATAGTAATGACAGAATCTTATCACATTAATAGAGGAAGTTGTTGTGGTAGTAGATGTTTACATTGTCCTTACGAACCTCTTTACCAAAAGGGAAATAAATCATTAAAATCTCAACATTAAGTTGGGATTTTTTTTTGACATATTTTTACAATTTTTACTTAAAAAAAACTTAAGTTATATTTATATGTGATATGGCAAATGGTATAACTTATGGTATTTCTTTTCCTTTCGTAGATTCTTTTACAGGAAGGTATTTAGATGTTACAAACTCAACAGAAGGAGAGATTAGAGGAAGCCTTGTTCATCTTTTATTAACAAGAAGGGGAAGTAGATATTTTTTACCAAATTTTGGAACAAGATTATATGAATATATTTTTGAACCATTAGACGGACCAACATTTTCGGACATTGAATCAGAAATCCAAGACAGTGTTAGAACGTATATGCCAAATTTACAAATAACAAATATAAGCGTAGAGCCAGCGTCAGCCGGTTTAGAAGATAAAGGAACAACAATTAATCAATATGGTGAGAGAGAATTTAAAGTAACAAATATTGCAACTTTAGAACACACCGCAAAAATTAAAATAGATTATAGAGTTCTTGATTCTGCTTTTGAATCACAAGATTTTATTATAATCAATATTTAATATCATATGGCAGAAAAGAAAATATCCTATACAGTAAGAGACTTTCAAGGAGTAAGAACGGAATTAATAAATTTTACAAGAACTTATTACCCTGATTTAATTCAAAACTTTAACGACGCCGGTATTTTTTCGGTGATGTTGGATTTGAATGCTGCGGTAACAGATAATTTAAATTATCAAATAGATAGAAGTATCCAAGAAACGGTTCTTCAGTTCGCACAACAAAAAACATCAATATATAATATTGCAAGAACCTATGGTTTAAAAATTCCAGGACAAAGACCATCTGTTGCATTAATTGATTTTTCAATTACAGTTCCGGCTTTTGGTGATAGAGAAGATTTAAGATATTGTGGTGTTTTAAGAAGAGGATCACAAGTTAACGGAGGAGGTCAACCATTTGAGACCGTTTATGATATAGATTTTGCTTCACCAATAAATGCGGAAGGGTCACCAAACAGAGTTAAAATACCAAATTTTGATTCAAGTGGAAAGTTATTAAATTATACAATAGTCAAAAGAGAAGTTGTTGTTAATGGTATTACAAAAGTTTTTAAAAGAGTTATTACACCAAATGATGTTAAACCATATTTAGAATTATTCTTACCTGAAAAAAATATTTTGGGAATAACAAGTGTTTTATTAAAGTCAGGGACTCAATACTCAACAATACCAAATCCACAAGATTTTTTAACATTAGGACCTGAAAGGTGGTTTGAAGTAGATGCTTTAGTTCAAGACAGAGTTTTTATTGAAGACCCAACAAAAGTGTCTGATCAACCAGGTATTAAAGTTGGAAGGTATATTACAACATCAAATAAATTTATATCTGAATTTACGTCAGAAAGTTTTTGTAAGCTAACATTTGGGGGAGGAAATATTTCGGCAGAAGAACAACTTAAAGAGTTTGCTCGTGACGGTAAAGGGTTTGACTTAAGTAGATACACAAATAACTATGCCATGGGAGCGGCGTTAACACCTAATACTACACTATTTGTTCAGTATAGGATAGGTGGTGGTTTAGGTAGTAATCTTGGTATTAATACTATTAATCAAATTGGAACGGTTTCGTTTTCTGTTAATGGACCATCTGAAGTTTTTAATAAAAGCGTTATTAATAGTTTACAGTGTAATAATGTTACAGCGGCAATTGGAGGGGCTAATCCACCAACAATAGAAGATGTTAGAAATATGGTTTCATTTAATTTTGCGGCACAAAACAGAGCTGTAACTGTTAATGATTATAATTCAATTTTAAGAAAAATGCCAGCCCAATTTGGGGCTCCGGCAAAAGTTGCTATAACAGAAGAAAACAACAAAATAAGAATTAAAATGTTGTCTTATGATTTAAATGGGAGTTTAACTAATGTTATATCAAACAGTTTAAAACAAAATGTGGCTAACTATTTATCAAATTATAGAATGATAAATGATTATATATCAATTGAGGCGGCAGAAACAATAGACTTAGCGGTTACTGTTGACGTTGTTTTAGATAATAGTCAAAATCAAGGAGCTATAATTGCAAAAACAATTCAAATTGTTGGAAATTTCTTTAACCCATTAGTTAGGGAGTTAGGACAAAATGTTAATACTTCAGAACTAAAAAGATTAATTCAAACAGAAAATGGAATTGTTAGCGTTTCAGAAATTTTATTTTTTAATCAAGTCGGTGGTCAATATTCGTCAAGTCAAACATCTATGCCGTATTCAGACCCTGTAACACGACAGATAAGACCAACCGCAGATACTCTATTTGCAACACCAACTCAAATTTATCAAATTAGATACCCTAATAAAGATATAAATATTAGAGTATTGAATCTTAAATCAGTCAATTTCTCCTAGAGATTTATTTTTTTTTAATAAGGTGTATGTTTCTATGAAAATGGGAAATAAACTATTTATCAAAAAAACAATTTTTTAATGCCAAAATCATATAGAATAAGAACCGAAGTTGGTATTGATAAGTATATCAATGTAAACTTAGAACAAGATTGGGAATCTTTAGAAATACTTTCTTTGAAAATTTTATCAAATGATATATATACAAGATTTTGCGCAGATTATGGTATTGTTACAGGTAGAGTTTTTGTAAATAACGGTTTTGGTTTACCAAATGCAAAAGTTTCTGTTTTTATTCCTTTAGAACTTACAGATGAATTAGATCCTGTTATTAACGAACTTTATCCTTTTAAAACCATTTCAGATACTACTGAAGAAGGTTATAGATACAACTTACTCCCAAAATTACCATCATATAACGGACACACATCTACCGGATCTTTTCCAAACAAAGGGGATGTATTAATGGACGGTTCTTACATTGAGGTTTTTAACAAATACTATAGATTTACCGTAACAACAAATGATAGTGGGGATTTTATGATTTTTGGGGTTCCAGTTGGAACACAAACAATAGTAATGGATATTGATTTATCTGATATTGGTTGTTTTTCTCTTTCACCACAAGACTTAATACAACAAGGTTTAGCAACAGAAACACAAGTAAATGGCGCCAGATTTAAATCCTCAACTAATTTAAGAGAATTACCACAAATTAAAAATTTAGTATTTGATGTTGATGTTAGACCATTTTGGGGTGACGCCGACCTTTGTCAAATTGGTATTACAAGAGTGGATTTTGATTTAACAAAACAAGCAAATATTAATATACAACCTACCTCAATATTCATGGGGTCTATTATTTCTACAACAGATGATGATGCGTTAAAGGTTGGTTGTAAACCAAAAAATAATACGGGTAATCTTTGTGAGTTAGTTTCTGGTCCTGGTGAAATAAGCGCAATACGACAAACCATATTTTCCGATAATAATGGGTTACCGATATTAGAAAAATATGAAATAGAAGAGGGGGGAAAAGTAATTGATGGTGACGGAACATATTTGTTAAATGTGCCAATGAATATGGATTACGTTTTTACAAACGAATTTGGACAACAAATAATATCTAACGACCCTAAAAAAGGAATTCCAACAACAGGTAAATATAGGTTTAAGTTTAGATGGCAAAATGAACAAGGACTACAAAGTAGTTTTTTAAAGGCAGACTTCTTGGTTCCAAACGTAAAAGAATATGGGTGGACATCTTCCGGTGTTGATCCATTTACAAATTATCAATCATCGGTTTACAACTATCCCACAATTCCAATTGGGCAAACATCGGGAACAACGGTGTCATTTTTTAATAATTTTGGGTTATCCATTTTAAATACGATAAACGTAGAATCATATCAAATTTTAATTAATGGGCAACCATATAATGGAACTTTAAACTCAATACCAATATTGGTAGGAGACACACTTGAAATTATTGCAACGCCAGTGGACTCAACTCAAGTTCAAAACATATCGTTTACACAGTATCCACAACCATTATTTCAGTTATATAGGTCATATGCGTTTACAACAGATTGGGATGATTATGTAAATGTTACAGAGGCGATTAATTGTGAAGATACTTTTTATGCTTTTGGTTATAATAAAGTTTACACTACCGCCATGTTTTTGGATCGTTATAAAAATGGGATAGGAAGAGCGAGACACTTAGGTATAAAAGAAATTGACAATAGAACGTGTAAATCAAATACCAACACGTTTCCAGTAAACGACATAATTAGAAATTTTGATTTTATATTCTTTGTATTCAACATATTAATTAATATACTAACTTTTCCAATATTAGTGCTATTATTTGTTGCGCATTTAATCGCATTTATGTGGCCTATATTAAAATACCTTCTTATTGTATTGGGTATTTTTTTAACTTATGATGCTGTTGTGTCTGGACTTGAAGCAATCCAAACAGGACTTGCGGCGATAAATGACGCACTAGGTGTACTTAGTGTTGGTCTTGGTGTTGTTATTAATGCGGGTTTGTTAGGTGAAACAATAAGGAATATATTATGGGGTATTGCTCAGATTGCAATTGCGGCGTTTAAAATAGCATTAGCCGCGGCATTTACCGCATTTGCAGTACTTGCGGCGATTAAAGTTAAAGGATTCCCAAGAATTGGTCTACCAATGATTGCATATCCTGATTGTACTAGTTGTGATTGTGATTGTGGAAATGCCGAATTAGATGATAATTTTGACACAAACTCAGTTCAGAATGAAGTTACGGCCGCGGCACAAGCCGGATCCTCAAGTTTTTATGACATGACATTAATTCCTGCGAATTCAGTAATAGCACCAATTAACTCTGCCGGATCCTACGAATTAACACACCCAAATTTAAATAAAGATTCCAATAACGACGAACCATACCAATGTGGATTAACAGGACCATATAAAAGTTTTGGAACTTTAATTGGTGATCAAGATATAAACCAAGATTTAGCGGTTCAAGCGGCTTTAGATTTTAAAAGAATAGTTTCGGGGTATGATGTCTTATCTTCAACCAATCCAAATAGATTATATCAAAATGAACAATATCTTTTACATGCACCACAACCATTCTTATGGTCTGCCGATAAAGACCCTGGAGATTTGAATAAAGATGAAAGATTTTTTGCATTTCCATTGGACCCAACTTTTCCACAAAGATTAAACGACTTTAACGTAAGGAATAAATATTTTAACTCAGGGGGCCAAGTAAATCAAATTGAAACAACAATTAATCAAACTTTAGGGTCAGGATCATTTAAAGATCAAGTTGTTGTTGTTTTAATGAACCCTGGAACATCATCTCAAATTGGTGTTGGTAATCTATGTTCATTCCAAGATCCAAATTTTACAGACCCACTATCGCCTAATCGATTAATAAATCTAACTGGGGCAACATTAAATCAATTTGGGACAAACTCAATTACTGGAACCACATTAACAGGTCTAACAACGGTTAATATTAGTTGTGCAAATCCAAACATTCCAACTCAAAACGAACCTGCCGTACCTGTGGTTCTTAATTTACAACAAGTTAGTAATTTACCAGTTGCGGGTAATAGTAGTGTAGAACAAGCTTATCTACAATACCCAACCGATGTTGAGTATTTCCAACTTATAACAGGTTTAACGGTAAGTAATTTCTTAACTTTACAAAATACAACGGCTATACCCAGTTACTTTCCAAGTGGGTATTTGTCATACGACATTAGATATTTAATACCGGACTGTCCTATATCATCACCTAATTTTAATATGGAAACCATTAATAATGTAATAACAAAGATTAATGAATATCAAGGTTTAGAAGTTTGTATTTTTGTTAGAGGTGTCGATGCGTTTACCCAAAAACAAACGGTTAAATATGATTTATCTAAAATATTTGGTTACACATCATTAAATAGTACTGTTACTATTGAAGGATCTTACTATATAAATCAACCAATTCAAGGGTATTCCTATTCATCAGGTTTAAAACCTTTGAGCCACGTAAGTGCCAACAATAACGTACCTAACTTATATTTCCCTTCATTTACATTTACACCCGCAAGTTTTAGTGCCTTTACATCTACTTTACCCTATTTTTATTTATGCACCGATGATACTTTATTATCTGGTATTGGTGGATATAATCCACTTGGATCACCACCACCAAGTAACTGGCAAACATCATCACAACTAACAGTTGGTGGTAATTTAACAAATTTAATTAATGGAACAAATTATACGTTCCCCCCATTAGTTGCTGGGGCTTATGTTGGTGGTAGCGCATTTTTAGCTTGGAATTTAAACCAATCAACATTTACTAAAATAATTAAAACTGATAATATTAATACAAATACAACAAATTGTCCTGGTGGGTGTGATCAAAATTGTCAAGAAAAAGAATACTATAATAATTGTGATGGGTGGTTTAACAATCCATCAGTTGGGGGTAACCTTTCGGCGTTATATTCACCGGCTTATTATAGATATGGATTAACAGGTGTCCAATTCCAAAGCACTAATCTTGTAATGAGAAGTGATAGGTTACCAACATCAACTAAAATAGAAAATGGTGTTGAGTCTCATACAGGATATGGTCTTCATCAAAATAATAATTTTGCTATTTATGCTGCTAACGGGGATCAGGCGGAACCAACAATATCTGCAGGTGGTGATTTACTAAGTGGAGATTCATATGATGAAGACCCAATAACATTTGGATTGACAGAAACATTAACTTGCGAAGGTATGGTTCCTTTAGAGTGTTATACCGGATCAGGGTCAAATGTTGGTATTTTACCTGCAGGGTCATGTTCTGTTCCTGCAAATAGAATGATAAATGGTTGTTATTGTTTATTAAATAAAACATATTTAGCCCAATTTGATGACGACGCAAGATTATTTTTAGAATGGAAAGTTAGATTTACTATGAACTTTGCCGCTTGTAGAGGAGTATTTGCTCAAACATTCCAAAACAATTGGATTAACGGAGTATTATATATGTTTAGCTTTAACAAAAGAACAACACTTGGTTTATTACAAGAACCCACATATAACTACTGTAAAGATGTGATCGTTTTTAATGAGTTAAGAAATATATTTTTTTATAGATCTTCACCTTGGAATGGTGTGACACAAAATTTTATAGGAAAAAACTCCCCAACAATTTCACCATTAATACCCGCTAGTATTGCTAATGATTTTCCTGGAACAGGATATAACAAAAAACAAATACAGTTTCCAACTACCGTTGTTGATTTAGGACCTAGAGATAGTTTTATTAATGAAATTTGTTGTTCAGCTGGCGAAAATGGTTTTGGTTCGTATTATTCTGACCAAATTAAATCGACCTCATATCAAGATAATTCTGATATTGTTCAGCTTGGTTTTTTATCTAGAATTCTAAACGAAGGTGTTAGACAAAGAATAATACCAATTTCTAATGGAGGAAATAATAGTGAGGGTAAGGGAATCGTACAATTCTTTAATAGCACTAGAGGTGGATACAGAATTGATGGCGATTGGTCTCAAATGTTATCAATAAATTCAGAATGGAAAGTTTTACCTTTTATCACCGAAAATATCCCTAGTAGTCAATATATTTATTTTGGAGATAATCAAAACGGAATACCAAACTCAATTCAACCTGATGATATTAAACCAATAATGGGGTTATTCTTTACCGCTAGTACACCTGATATAAGATACAGAAAAATAATGTCACCTGGAATTGAAACATATAACTTTAGTCCTTTATTAGAACAAAAATTTGGTTATCCAAAGTCACAAAACGTGCCACATTATAAGTGGTCAATTACACTTCCCACAACATATGCCGGAACTGCAAACATTTTTGGATCTGAGGATAATAATTGGTATACAGATGCAATACCAGGTCAAGGATTTTTTATGAAAAAATATCAAGATTTGGATTTCATATCCCCTAATGAAAAATATCAAACAAGTTTAACCCAAGTTGGATATCTTGCAAGTTTTGATATTAATGGAGACCCACTCCCAATCACCATTCCTGCTCCTGCCACAGGAGCACCTGGATCACCACCTATTGTAGTAGGAGCACCTTACCACTTCTACTTTGGATTAAATAATGGAAAAACAGCCATTAATAGGTTTTATAAACTTTATGTCCCCACAGTAGAATAATATGGAAATAAATCCTACAACAAGAATAATTGAATCAACGCAGAGATATAAGGGTGCTCCAAAACAGGACCAACAACTTAATATTCCTTTAGTCCAAACACAGAAAGAACTTATTGAGTTTGATAGAAGTGTTGATTTAAGTCTTTCTACCGTTTTTGATGAGGAAAGACAGTTATCTTTTACTTTTAGACCTGTGTGTAAATTTATGATGGTTTTTGAAAATGCTTATACAGGGTCAACCATATACCCACCATTTAGAGATAATTTATATTATACGAATGCAATTAAAAACGCATCATCATATTACCCATCAGGAAATGTTCCATCAGTCCCACCACTACCAATTAATCCAAATATACCTTGGGATGGATTTCCACAATATCCTGAGTTTGATTTAATAAGAACAGACAATGATGTTTTAGGGTATACGATTGGAAATGGTAGACATTTAGATTTTAAATCGGTAAGTGCTACAACATATAATTGGTCACATTATTTAAGTTATGCATTTGCAAATGACTACAATAAGAAATTATATGCGATAGAACCTAATACAAATATTTCTTGGAATTGGACAGCATCGGACGGAATACCATATGTAATATTGTTTGGTTCGGATCAAACAACAAGATTTATTAGTTTTAAATGTCCGGTAACACATGGTTTGTCCGCTGGAGAATTTGTATTACTATCAACAAACTATAATGGAAATTCATTTTTCCAAGTATCAAGTTTAGGGGACGGAGGTTCAGGATCTGAAAATTATATTTTTAATGTTCGTAATGTTGGATATACAGGATCAACATTTTTAACTCTAAGTCAAGGAACATTTAAAAGGGTTTTAATTCCAGCAAACTCCGCAGATACTATTAGTGAGTATTATGTTAGAAAACATAAAATATTAACAAATTCAGAATGTGCGGTATTAATAAATGCTGGATATGAACAAAATGTTTATAATAATAAACAAAAATGTGAAATAAAAGAATTAACACCTAATCAAATAAAAAGAACATCAGTTAAAGAAGGATCTAGATCTTATAGTCTGTCTTTTAATTGTGATGTTAATACACAAACACTTTTAGATAATCAAAAAAGACCAATTAGTCAATTATATTTTACAACACTTTGGAGGGGTTATTTTGGATGGACACAAAAATTAAAACAAGGTTGGCATTTTAATACCTATTTAGATAAAAATAAACCTCAGATTTGGTGGGATCAAAATAACCCAAACTCAAACACAATAATAAATCAAAGTCAATATAATTCCTTATTGGGTAACGGTCCATTTTTTTATAACGATTTTTTAGTTAGTGGGGACACAATAGATGGTGATTTTTGTGAATGGAATAATTTTGAACAATTAGAAAGAGTTATATCAGAATATCAACATAAAATAACTTACAATAATAATTGGTTCACTTTATCGGCCACAACACAAGATTATTATAATTCTTATGGATATTTTTACCAACCACACAAAGCAATACAAATCAGATCTTTTTCTGATTACATTGAAGAAGGTGATAGTCTAAATGTTGTTGGCATTCCTGACTATTCTTATTACTCAACAACTAACGCACTTTTTAGGTGGAGAGACTTATATCCATATGGTTTTACAGATACCGATGGAATTGGAGTTGATTATCCCTATTTAAATGATGCTCATTACCCATTTTTAAATTCAATTTTTAGAATTACTCCAGAAACTTACAACATACCAAGTGACTATGGTTTGTCAGGGGCAGTACCAATAAACATAAATACAATACCAGAACCTATCGTTGATGAATGCGAATAGAATTAAAATAGTAAAAAATGATATTAACAAGTTTGTAAATATTCCTGTTAACATGCAGTGGGATTTTATGGGTCGTGATGATAGTATTTCCGAATATGAAACAAAAGCGGTTAAAGAGGTTACCGGAATTGCTATTGATTTTGAAGTTGCTAGATTTTCTAATAATATTTTTCAAAACTTTAATACCGACATAAATTACGAATTTAATTTTTATGATGATACGGCCCCAATAACCGCAAATACAATTGGTAATTGGTCTAGCACTTATTTAAATGAAGGATTTTCCGTACAAGACGTTTATTATTTTTCAAAACCTTTTACTAAATCATTCTTCAAGTTAGATTTTTATGACACACCAGACGAAGTAACACAACAACTATATCTTTCAATAATTTTACCCATACAACAAGGTCTCACACAAAGTGTTTTATTATCTCCTATTCTACCACAAGTCCAAATTAAAAAACCAACAATGGTTTTAGATAGTATTGGAGCAGATAAAGAAGGTTTTTATATTTATTGGTTAAGAAGCAAAGAATTTATTGATGTGTCTAAATTTTATATGACAGCTAAGTTTTTTAATGCAAGACTTGGAATTTTTAAACAAATGACTAACACAAGACAAGATTTGATTACTCCAAACAAATTTCAATTCAATAATGCCGATTACCTTTATTATAGGGTGGATTTAAATTATCCTAATAAAACTTACGAAGTGATTTCTACCTCAACTCAACTTAGAGTTGGAGATAGTATATCACCGATAATCTGGTACGAATATGTAAACCCATAATGGAATCTCCTGACTATAAGTTTATTATATCACCTGAAAATGTAAAAAGTGATCTTACTTTTGTAGGTTTTACTGGTGAAACTAATATTACAAATTTTATAGACCCTTGTTGTCTTACAAATTCAACACAAACTTTATCTGACATTGGACAAACAGGTGTTTATCTTCCTATGTCTTATATTTTAAGTGGAAACACAGGTGGAACATCATTTTTAACGGGACTTTCTGTTAATATAATGATAACGGAATCTGCGGTGGATATAGGATATTACTCTCCTTTTGATGGGATGATAATACAAGCTGACGTTTTAAATAATTTTATTGCCACTGCCGACACAATTAATCCATATACTTATGTTTTTTATAACACATCTGATTTAGAACTTATTAAGTTTTTGAGTTTGGTTACATTCACATTAGATTGGGGTGATGGATCACCAACTCAGGTAGTTTTAGGTATTACACCAATAACTCACACTTACCCGACATCACAAAATAATTATACAATAACATTAACCGCCAATTCGCCTTGGGGTATATCAAAGGTTCAAAAACCAATTTTAACTCCATTCACAAATGCGACAATACCAAATCCAAATGGATCAATAACATTCTTTTCGGCGTCAGGTAGTTGGACTGGAACACCTGTTAGTTATGATTATATTTTTACGGGAGATTCAAATACTGATATTAATGATTATTATTCATACAACTACACAACAGTTCCATTTCCAATTACAGGTTTTACAGAATCTAATTTAAATGACTTGGCTCAATTTGGACCTAAAATTAATTTAGTTGGTGGTAAATTTAAATTGGGTGTTCAGGTAACAGGAACAACAGGTGGCGTTGGAACTTTTTATGGTGTTGATCCATCAGGAACTTATACCGCATATACAATTAACGACATGATTTATCACGACTATGAAGATTATACAATTTATGTTGTAGATTCTTATGGTTTTTTACCGGGAGAAATTGTGATGACAGGAATAACAAAAGATGAGGGATTATTAAACGTAATTGATCAGGGAGAGATAATTACAGACGTTTATATAGAAAGAGGAAAAAATACGCCACTAGAAAATATAATGAGATTGGGAGAAGTTGATAACGTTGGTGACTTAGAAAAATACGGATACAAATATTTTAAGGTTGAAAAAATATCAACTTAAATATTTATAAACAAAGGTAAAAAATTAAAATATGGCAACAGGAAATTATGGAACTATAAGACCGGCAGATGTAAGTCCCGAAGACGTGCAAATTGTTATGGTATATACGGAGTCAAGAGATGACACACAAAACTTTGTTTTAACGACATTAAATGCTCAAGATGTTTTACGACCATACTTTAATAATAATGAAACAGGAGGTAGTAATGTTGAAATTTTAGGTGGTTTATATAATTTAAAACTACCCGCCGATTCTTTTAACAAACTTGGGATTTATACCTTAATGATACGACCTAACGAGATCAGAACTGTAATTACAGATTGTGGAGTTTTATCGTCTTTACCAAATGTAAAAGGCATTGTTATTGATTTAAATAATGTTTCTAGTGAATATAAAAATAAATTTGTAAATCAAGGTTTAGTTGGGTTTAGAGTTGAGTATTTAAATTCTGATGGAACAAAAATACCAAACTTTTTTAGAATAGTTACCTCATCTTTTTATTGTGAACCTGTTGTCCAAAATCTTACAAATACAATACAAAAATCAATAAGATATAGATATGTTGAGGGTTCTACCAATTTATTGTTTTGCACTTTATCGCCATCATCATCACCAACAAATAAACCAAGTGCGACCCCATTTATTGGACAACCTAATCAAAGTATTATATTAACGAATACTTACTTTAACCCTATTACAACTGAAATTGAAATTGTTGATCAAGACATATCTACCTTAGCAATTGCTCTTTATGGTAATCAAACCAAATCTATTGAGGATGGTATTTACACTATTTACGATTCTGATAATAATATTTATAAACAATACAATTTGTATGAGATTAAAGATCAATTTAATAGCCTTCTTTATGAAGTAAGACAAAATCGTGGAGAAAATATAGATTTTTCTAAGGCATTTAATAATATAACCGCTTAATGGCATCTAATAATATATATTGTCCACCACAAAGTAGTGCGGCCAACCAATTCTCAAACAATTTGGTTGGAGTTCAGTTAGTTACTGGAGGTGGATTAACACAGGCTAATTTTAATTTTACAACAGGAATTAGTGAAAAACAAAATAGAACTTTTACTATTGGAACTTTTTCTGATCCAATAAATTTAGAGTCTATGAATATCCAAAACCAAGTAGAGGCGGCAGATATATTATCAACAAATTATAGAGTATATCCTAATTATGATTTATCTCAGGTTACTAACTTTACTCAATACGGATCTTTAGTTAAAAGACTTTCTGTTTCAGTAACGAAAATTATTAACTATTTTCCTGGTGGCCTTGAGGTTAATCCTGTTACCCCAAAATTTGTTAAACAAGAAACCGCAATAAACATATCATACGATCAACAATCTGACGACACAACCTTAGAGATATATTTAACATCAATACAAAATCCATTTGAAATTGATTATTCTCAAAACGCAGAAACAAACATGATGTTTTACGAGATGTCAGTTTCGCCTTTGAGAAATATGAAGTTGGAATATAAAAAGTATGTTCTTTATGTAAATGGAACCCAATACCCTTTAAATTATTTATATCCAACAACAAGCAACTCAACCACATTAAAAATAATAGTTGATGGAAATCCATTCAATGGATATTCGTCAACATCAGATTATTTGGTGGTAAGACCTAATGATTATGAAATAAATAAAGTTTTTAATTTAGATTTTGATTCGGTAGAGAATTTTTTATTAAACAGAAATATAAGCCCACCATATACAGCTCAGTTTTTTGTGCCTACCGAACAAGATGATGGTAGTTATCTCATTATAAAAGAAAGTGTTATGTGGCCAAGAGCTGGATTATGGAACTTAGACATAATATCGGGATCATTTGACAATTATTTAGAAAAAATTAATACTTTTTCATTAAATTTAGATGAATATACTACTAATTTAATATCTAGGTTTATGACAACAGGGGCGTTAAAAGAATTTGACACTCCAGATCAAAAATTTGAAAAACTATTACAAATATATGGTAGAAGTTTTGACGAAACAAGAAGTTTTATAACAACATTAGGTAATATTAATAGTGTTAATTACACAATTAAAAATGATATACCATCACAACTTTTAAAAAATTTAGCTCAAACTTTAGGTTGGGTTACTAATTTTTCACCAATATCTCAGGACGAACTATTACAAGCTGTGTTTACAACACAACCAAATAAGTTTTCAGGATTACAAATAGGACCAACACCCGAAGAAATTAATTATCAATTTTATAGGAATTTAATTCTTAATTCCGCATATCTTTTTAAGTCTAAAGGAACTAGAAAATCAATTGAGTGTTTGTTGAGAATGGTTGGAGCTCCCGAAGCTCTAATAGACTTTAATGAATATATATATGTTGCTGACACAAGAATTAATATGTCGGAGTTTGATCAACAATATGCCCAAATAAGTTTAGGGAATTATACACAAGAATTTCCAATCTTAGAAACAACCAATGTATTTTCAATACATGGAATCCAATATACTGGATTTACAACCACAACAACTAATGCCAATGTCTTAACAACAAGAGATGATTATCCGTTAGATGATTTTGGGTGTCCTAAAATGCCACTAACCTCTGACGATTATTTTTTCCAAATTGGTGGTGGTTGGTATCAATCAACTCCTGATCATAGAATGCCAGAATTTGCGATACCAACAAATGAGGTTTTTGTTGGTGACAACCCAAATTTTCAAACACAACTATTGCCGTTTAATTATGGGCAAGAATATTTGTATAGGTATCGGTATTTTCCATATATGGATTTAGGGTTTAAACTAAGAAATGTTATTGATAATAAAAAAAGTTGGATTGATACAAACACAACCCTTAGAACTTCTTCAGATGGTGGGTTTACATCTTATTATTCCGTTGGGGAAGAATGTTTAACTTTAAATGTTAAAAATGTGGATATCATGATTAATCCTGGTCAAGGTTTATCATATGATGTTTGGTCAATGTCAAGAGAATATAACTACCCAATACCCGAACAAGGGTTATTTTACACACCACCTTCACCCTGTTACACACAACCAAACCCATATCCAAAGGCTGGTGGGGTAGATTGGACAAGAATAGTTCCAAAACCAAAACAAAAAACTTTTTTTGAGTTTGCTCAAACTTTTTGGAGGAACATGATTAATACAAGAAATAGGCAATTTATCACCGATGGTAAAACTGGTGGATACCCAACACTTCAATCAATATATTGGAAGTATTTGGAATCTTTAACACAGGCAGGTATACCAAACAATAATTTTACATACAAAACAATGATTGATTTTGTAAACGGTATGGGTGATTATTGGATTAGATTGGTAGAACAAATGGTACCGGCAACTACAATTTGGAATACAGGTGTTAGATTGGAAAATTCAATATTTCACAGACAAAAGTTTGTATGGAGAAGACAAGAAGGTTGTAAATTCTTACCAATACCATGTAAACCTTGTAGTCTTACAACACAACTTTACGTATTAGATTGTCCGGTCCAAGAAGTTGTTTGTGGTTTATATCCTTGGAATAGTAATCCTAATATTACATCATTTGCCGTTGTTTTAACTCAAACATTACAAGACTTTTTTATATCACAAAATGTAGACCCAAATAGTTGTCAATTAAACACAACAACAAGCACTTGGTATGTTGATATTAGAATTAATGGTGTTGTAATTTCATATTATGAATTTTTTAATGGAATTGGAACAGGAAGTTTTCCAACACCACAACAATGGGTTACTGCGGTTAAAGACTCTTTTATTAATTTACTAACTTTAGGTTATAGTTATAATATTGATGAAGACACAGAAGAATTAATCGTCTTTAATAATAATTGCATACCTAATTTTGACGACTTCGAGTTGAATGTTGGAATAAACTTTGAAATATTCTGTAACGGATAATGAGTATATCAATTCTACAATATAATGTAACAGGGGATTGTGAAAATCTAAATGTTGGCGCAGTTTATTTACAAGTAAGTGGAGATACACCTCCATTTGCGGTTAATTGTATTTCACCGTCTTGTCCTTTACCGACATCAGCATTAACCGCACCATACATATACTCCTACGAGAATATTTCAGGCGGAACTTATTTTTTACAAATAACAGATGGTAGTTCGGCTTCCATAATTCAATCGGTTTATATATCAACAGGAACTACCGTAAGTATAGATTCTTCAAATACAACATGTGGGTTAGATAACGGAACCGTGACTGGATTTACTTCTGGAGTTTATGGATTCTCAACCTTTGTATTATATGACGGAGATGATAATTATATAAATTCAGGAACATCAGTATCAACAGATTATACATTTACATCATTATCTGCCGGAACTTATTATGTTTCTGCAAACGATGGTGGTGGTTGTAAGGGAAAAAGCGCTTCTGTAATAATTAATCCGTCTAATCCATTTACCTTTAGTGGGTATGTTGTTAATGATGCATCTTGTTTAGGAGCGGGAAGTGGTAAAATATTTTTAACAGGTTTAACTTTACCTGTATCAGCATATACAATAAATTGGAATCCAAGTCTTTTTCCTCAAACCGGAGCCACTGTAACTGGGTTAACTGCCGGCATTTATAATGTAAAGGTAGTAGATCCTAATGGTTGTCTTCATAGCGAGTCATTTACTGTTAATACTGTAACACCAGTATCTTCGGGTGGATTTATTGTTATAAATCAACCAACTTGTTTTCAAAACGATGGGGAGGTTGAATTTATTGTTGTAAATGGAACTCCACCGTATTTCTTTAGTGCCTCTACAGGTCAAGTGGAAATTACATTTGGATCATCGGTTAATTTTACGGGACTAACTTCAGGGTCATATTCGTTTTTAGTTACTGACGCAGGCCTTTGTACCACCTATGATAGTGTTAGTTTATTAACCCCAAATTCATTTACCAATGTTGCAATTAATACCACAAATTCTAATTGTTCTGTAAATGATGGAATAATCCAAGTGTTGGTTGATAATGGGTTAAGCACCGCAACAAATTTACAAATATCAATTTCGGGATCATCTGGAATCCAACAAACGGGAACTTTAAATAATTCAAACCAATATTTTTACGGTTTAGCGAATGGAACATACTTAGTAACCGTATCTTCAATTGCGTGCTCATACACAGCAACAACAACAATAAGTTCTACAAACCTATATACTTTAAGTACGGCTACAACAGGAACAACTTGTGGTCAAAATAACGGTATATTAGATGTAACAGTATCGACTGGTGGTACATTACCATACTCATTTACATTAGTCGGACCTAATTATGCTCCAATATCAATTACAACACCAGTCAGCACTTTTACAGGGTTAAAATATGGTAATTACGTATTAACGGTGCAAGACTCAGGAATACCGTCATGTGTTCAAACTATACCAATTTTTATTGCAAATAGTCAATCAATGTTTTTTAATTTATTTGCAACACAACCCACTATTGGTAATGACGGATCAATAAGCGTTCTAATTACAAATGGAACCCCACCATTCACTTATATATGGAGCGGTGGAACAACATCATCACAAACGGGAAGCACTGTGTCAGGACTTACCGCAGGAACTTATAGTTGTACTGTTATTGACACCAGTGGTTGTACTTTAACAAAATATAAAACTCTTACAGGAACAAAAAAATATTCAAATTATAGATATTATAATGTTTGTAGTAACGAATTTAGAAATAGTGGGGATATTACAAAACGAGGAATTAGATCCATGTATTTAGAAGGTTTTTCAGATCTTACAAGTGGGGACACAAATTGTATAATAAACGAAGCAACTTTTTCAATATATGCGCAAATAAGTTCTCAATCTGCTCAAACAGAGTTTTACACTTCCTCAGGAGCGACTGATTACCCTAACGACCAAATTTGGGCGGAAACAATTGTTAATACTTTAGATTCATTTTTAGGTATCTCGGGAACAACCGTAGATATACCCTCAAATAGGATTACAATAAATACAACTTGTGAAGACATACCAAAGGGATGTGAAATAGTTCCAATAAATCCGTTGCAAGATAATGAAGTAATTGTAAAATTGGTTATTGATTATAACATATCTTGTGTAAGCTGTATTTAAAATGCCAAATCAAGTAACAATAACAAGTATTTTTGGACTAACCCCACCATTTAGCGCATATTGTTGTAATGTTTATGGTAATCAATGTGTTTATGTTGGGTCGGGAGTAATGCCACCGATTACTATAACATTACCACCACAATTTAATACCGCACCTGCCGTTGGTTTATTATTAATAGACTCAATTGGGTGTGAAAGATTTGAAGAAATATATTGTATACTACCAACATCCACACCCACACCTACTCCGACTCCTACGCCGACAGAAACACCTACCCCGACACCAACCCCTACACCTACAGAAACACCAACTCCCACGCCTACACCAACACCAATACCTTGTGATACTTATTGGTTATTTGATGGCGGTTTTGCAGGAGCTACGTTTGAGTATACAGATTGTGGTGGGTTCTTACAAATACTTCTGGTTGGTATTGCTAGTTCCGAATATCGTTGTGGATACCTTTTACCCACACCAACACTAATATCAGGTAGTGGGACATTTTCAGATTCAGGACCTTGCCCACCTTAATTTGAATTCACTTATTAAAAATAATGATTATTATTTCACTAATGAAAAATATATTATTTGTAACAGCCCAACCTGATGTACCATACTTTATTTGGCAAATAAAACTATATGTGAATAATTTTATTGAAAAGGGGATTGACCCAAATCAAATACATGTTGTTTTAGGTTTAGTTCTTGGTAATACAGAACCATCTGAAGAATCTTTAAAACTAAAAGAGTTTGGTATTAATGTTCATCATTTCTCTGATTTTAGAATAAAAAAACATTATATACCATCTATAAAACCATTTCTTATTTCGAGTTGGTTAAAAACAAATCATGATTACGGAAAATTATTTTTCCTTCACGATGCTGATATTATTTTTAATAATTTGCCTGATTTTGAAAAAATGATTAATGACGATAAGATATATTTATCTGACACAGTTGGATATATTGGTTATGATTATATTATTGATTGTTGTAGGAGATATGAAAAACAACACCATAATTCTAAAGAAGACCAACTTTTACAAGAGATGGTTGACGTTGT